AGTTGCTCACTCAGTATATAGAGCTAAACCAAATGGTAAGATCTATGAAGGTGAGTTTGAAATAGCTAAGGATGAAGATGATTTAGTTAAGTTCTTAGCAGATGATGATAATCAAGATCAATTATTGATTTTAGAAGGTAAATTAAAAGGTAAAAAAATAGCTGCATTATGATCCCTGTAGATAGTTTATTATACAAAATTGATCAGAAACTAAATAAACTATCAACAAATGAACATCAACAAATCAACCTAGAAGATAAAATTCTAGCGTTGAATGAAGCTCAGATAAAACTTATAAAGCAAAAGGTTGATGGTTTTAGTACTGTATCAGGAATGGGTCTAGACTCTTTTAAAAAGCGTTATGAAGACCTACAAAGTCTGGTGTTGACCTATAACCATCAGCCTCTTAACTTAACAATTAAGAACGCTGAATTAAATCAATGGTCTGCAAACATACATTTACTCACTCCTAAATACATGTTCTATATTGATAGTTATGTATTGGCAGACAAAGGAGTGTGTACAGATAGAAAGATTTGGATTAATAGAGATCTTGCTAAACATGGTGATCTACAGTTTTGTTTAACTAACACTCACTATAGACCATCTTTTGAATATCAAGAAACGTTCAATTCCTTATCTTCTGATGAAATCTCTATATTTACAGATGGTACTTTTACACCAACTAATATATACATTTCATATATGCGTTACCCACAATACATAGATAAAGTTGGGTACGTTAGATTTGATGGCACAAATTCAATTGATTCTCCTTGTGAACTAGAAACCTATCTTGAAGATGAGTTACTAGATCTTACAGTACAAAATTTAGCAATGTACACAGAAAATCAATCTGCTGTTCAAAGCTCTATATATAGAATACAAACAAACGAGTAATTTTTTACAATTTAAAATAAAACAAAATGGCAGATTTTTCCCTAACCACGCTCTTTGTTGTACCAGTAGGCAATACTTTACCTAGCTCTGGCTCAACACAAGATTTAACAGCTGGTCAATTTGGATTGTTTCGTAGTGATTATACAGTGGCTAACGCTGGTAACATTGCAGCATCCCCCTATTTTTATGCAGCTCAAGGTAGAGTAAACACTTATTTACAAGGATCTAAGCGTTCAGATAAAATTTCTGGATGTCCTTCAGGTTCTTCTTGCAAATCTAATGTAACAGAATGGTACAAAGTTACAGGATGTGCTACAGTAGCTAACCAAGTAACTGAAGTTGGTGATTGGACAGTAAAATGTGGTGAGATCGTAACATTAACGTTACGTGGTCACTCTTCTTACGTTGACACCTTATACTTCAATGGTTTCACTCGTAGTGTAACTGTACAAGCTCCATGTTGTGATTGTGGTGGTGATCCTTGCACTGATGTAGACGTTCCTGCATTAATTGATCAATTTATCATCAAGTTAACACAACAAGCTCCTGGTGATAACCCAGACAACATTAGCTTTAACACTTTCTATCAATTCCAAAGAGTTGGTAACAATGCTAGTGCTAAATTAGTTATCTCTGGTAAGCCTCTAACTCAATATGGTCAACCATGTGACGTTGCTGCATTCCCTTGGGAGTATGACAGATTTTACTTCCGCACATTTGTGTATTCTGGTCCTGCAACTACTGCTGACTTTATTGTGGCTGACAGATGTAACTTTGTTGCTGAACCTGTTATCACTCAACGCTCTAGCTACCCTCTAGGTACTTCTGCAGAAATTCAACAATTAGAAAAGAATTTCTATAGCTACCAAGCTGGTTACTTAAAGCATCTTTACAGAATGGCTGGTTATAATGAAAACTTTGAAAGTTGGGTAACAGATGGTACTACCTATGATACCTACTACATCAAGTTTAACGAGTATGACAAGTCAGCTTATCAATGGGGTGATTACATTATGGAAGATAGCACTGTAATTATAGCTAGTCCTCAGAGCTTAAGTGCTGCAATTGAAGCTATATTAGAAGCTGCTTTAGGAACTGTTGCTAGTGATAATGCTTGTATTACAACAACATCTACCACTACAACTGTATGGCCTAGTACTTCAACAACAACTACTTTAATTCCTTAATAGTAAGGTAGTTATCATATTAACCTATGCCAGAGGGTGAGAGGATATTCTCAAATCCTCTGGCATTTTTATTTTAAATAACATGGTCTTAGATATATTGGTAATACCAACTTACAATACCTTAACACTAGGTGTTGCTGACGCTTCAACATATGACACAGATCCTCCTGTTGTGAGCTCCCCTACAATAGAAATAACAGTACCCAATTTTGGAGTGGTATCTTTACCATTTGTTCCAAATGACTTTAATATATTCAATTCTACATCTTTAGGACTTAGTCTTGTAGGTGAACCATTAATTCCTCTACCAGATGGTATATACTATCTAAGGTATACAGTGGCACCTGCTATTACGTATCATGTAGAAAGAAACATCATGCGTACTGAGCTTATACAAGAGAAGTTTGATAATGCTTTTATGAAACTTGATTTAATGGAATGTGATCTTGCTATCAAAACACAATCAAAAGTGGCATTGACTAGCATCTATTATATGATATCAGGTTCAATAGCTGCTGCAAACAACTGTGCTATAGATACTGCTAATAAGCTTTATATGCAAGCAAATAATATGTTAAACAATTTTATTAGGAGCAACTGTGGTTGTTCTGGAAATAATTACATCATTAACTTTTATTAATATGGCAAACTGTAGAAACTGTGGAGCTAAATTTGGTTGTGGATGTCAATTGATTAATGGCTTATGTTCAGCATGCAATGCTGCTGTTAAACAAGCTACAAACCTTATTAAATATGTTGCAGCCAAGATTAACTAACTGTATAGAATGTGCAAGCATCCCTGTCTTGCTTCAAGATATTGACTATAAGCTAACTGAGTTAGCTAAGATTCAATATAACAATATCATATTCTCTATGAACTATAGCCTTGCGTGTAGTCCAATTGGTGAGTTGTTGAATTACAAAAGAATACTAACATACAAGTATTGTAATCCAGACTATGCCAACCATTTCTCTGTACAAAGAATAGCTAGTAGAGTTAAAATTTTAATTCATAAATAAATTATAAAATGCCAGAAGATACCACTACTACTACTACTACTACAAGTACCACTTCTACAAGTACCACTTCTACCAGTACAACAATAAGACCTTGTGATGCCTGTTATAATGGCTGTGTAGAGATTGTATCTGATCAATGTGTTAGATATACAGGTATTGGCTCTGAAGCATTGGGTATTACAACAGGAGACTCATTGCTCACTGTAGAGAATATATTAATTGATACTGTTGTTTCCTTCTTAGATGGAACAGGTATTGACATAACTATCAATCCTGCTTATTATTGTGAACTAGTAGATCAATACTTACCAGTAGGAACACCTAACTTAGTTGAGGTGTTGTCTGCTTTAGTAAGAGCTGCTTGTGATTTACAAGTACAAGTTGATGCTGTAGAAGCTGAAATTGCTATATTGAATGCTGATTATGATGTAGACTGTCTAAGTGGTGTAACAGACTCTAGTGATACACATGCTGTATTACAAGCTGTTATAACAAAGCTTTGTATAGTTGAAGCTAACTTAGCTGCTCTTACTTTAGACTTAGATACAAACTATGTTAAGCTTGCAGACCTAGATGCTTTAATTGCTGCTTATTTAGCTAGTCAAGCAGGTGGTTCTACCCAGCAGTCTTCAAAGATGGTTCCTTTTGTAGCATATGAATATTATGGGTCATTGACTGACTTTGATGGAACAGGTGCTGGTATTCCAGCAAATGGTTTCAACAAGGTGTATCTATGCAATGGCTTAAATGGCACTCCTGATAAAAGAGGACGTGTTGCTGTAGGAGCTATTGCTAGTGTACCTCCTGTAGGAATTGGTCTTGATGCTGCTGTTAATCCTGCTTTTGCTGGCAACCCTAACTATGCTTTATCTGGTACAGCAGGAGCAAACACAATAGTGCTTATTCCTTCACAATTGCCAGCCCACTCACATAATGCTTTAGGTACAGCAACTGTTACATTGAACGACCCTGGTCATAGTCATTATCTTGGCAATTCACCAGAAGGTTGGGATAGTGCTGGTAATATTGGTATTGTAAACAGAAGCCCTTTTAATGTTCAAACAACAACAGCTACCACTGGAATTACAGTGACTTCCAATGCTCCTAATAATGTGGCTATAACAGTTGACCCTACAGGTAATGATGGAGCTCATTTAAACATACAACCTGTAATTGCTGCATATTATATAATGTACATCCCTTAATAGAAAAAAATGGTTAATATTTATAATCCATGTTATACCCCAGAAGGACAAACTGCAGGTCCTGTATATTGTATTGGTACAAACAATATAAAATACACAGGCCCTAATCTTCCTAATACAGGTATAGAAACAAATGATAACTTAACAGTGGCTCTCCAAAAGATAGACGCTGATTTAGATCCAACACTATTAGCCCAAACAATCTTAACTGCTATTGGAAATAGTGTACAATTACAAACTGCTCTTTGTAATTTATTGAGCCAATGTCCATAACCAATCAAAATCAATTTAAAAAATGACAGTCTTAGTAACATTAACCCTAGCTGGGGCAGATACAGGCCCATTTGACATCTATTCAGATGCAGATGGATACACTACACCCTTAGCTTCTGGTATATCAAAAGCAGCATTACAAGCAGGATACAGCCTAACAGGTGTACCTGATGGAGCTACTATTATTAGAGTGACCTCTTTGGCAACATGTACCAACTCTCTTAACATGCTTATTTCTGGAGGAACCACCACAACAACTACATCTACCACATCTACTAGTACAAGTACAACAAGTACAACAACTACTGCAGCAGGACCTGTGGAATATACAATTGATAACTCAGCTACAGGTAGTTCTGCTAGTGCTTGTAGTGGTTCAACTACAACAAGTCTTGTTTATGCTTTACCTGGATATACTGTTCCTATTGTAACAATGATTTTCTATGATAGTCCAAGTTTGACAACACCATTTGTTGGTTCAGTGGGATGGAGAAAATTAACCAGAAGTGGTACTGATTATGCAGTGGAAGTAGATGTTAATGGAGAACTTACAAACTATGTAAGCTGTTAATAGATTAACACTTAATATATCAAAAACCCTGTTTGTTGGTTTACAGAGTACCCCCTGGCCTTTCTAGGCTGGGGGTTTTTGTTTTAACTCTAACAAAAAAAGTTATTCTATATAATTAAATTAGTTAGTAAATTTTTGGGTATATCAGAAATAGTTCCTATCTTTACGCTAATTTTAATTAAACTTAGCTACATATGCCTGAAAACCAACCCTTACTACAACAGTTAGAAGACATTCTACATTGGAAAAAGAGCAAGAAGTTCTACGCTGATAAGCTTGGAATTACAGAATTAGAGGTTGATGATTTACTAAAAGAACTAAGAAATGAAGAGGTGGCTCAAGAAAATGCAGAGATTGGAAACTATATAACAGACTTAGAAGATAGGGTTGTTAAGTTTACAGAAGACCTTGTAAAGGGTACAGGAGAGGTGGTAGCTAATTTTAGCGAAGAAGTAAAGAGCTTAGATGAGTTAATTGATAAGTGTAAGATAGATACAGAGAAATGGGAAATAACTAAATATGTACAGAACTTCTGGGGGAATGGTGGAAATCCTCATTGGCAAGTCAAAGCATGGTTAGGAAAGAAGTCTACAGAGCAAGTTTTTCAAGATAGTTTTGTAGACTTTTTAGCTTCATATGAGCCTGTAAGTCAAGCAGTTATAAGTCCTAAGTTTGTTCCAACTAAGCAACATGCTTGTTTAGTTATTAATAAACAAGACTCACATTTGAATAAGTTTGACATAGATGGAAATAATGATATAGAAGAAAGGTTTGCTAGAATGATGTTTAAAACAGAACTTATTTTAACTCAAGCTCAACTATCTAACAATCTAGATCACATCACTTACATAATTGGTTCAGATGAGTTTAACAGTGAGCATACTAACAACACTACAAAAGGAACTCCTCAAACTAACATAGGTACATATCATGAAGGATTTCTTAAGATATGTAATCATGAAATATTTGTAATTACAATGTTATTACAATATGCTAAAAATGTTAACGTAGTGTATGTAGCTGGTAATCATGATGAGTTTGTAGGATGGCATATGGTTAATTGGTTACAAACGTATTTTAGAAAAGAAGAAAGAGCTGACTTTAACATCAGCCCTAAATATAGAAAATACATAGGATATGGTAATACAGCAATGATGTTTAACCATGGAGATGCTATTAAGCCTGTAAAGCTTGCTGGTATATTTCCAATTGAGTTTAAGAACAACTGGTCTGATTATGATAACTTCTATATATTTACAGGAGACAAACACCACGAGGTGAGTCATGATTTTAATGGTATTAAATTTTACCAAATTCCAGCATTCTCAAATGCAAAGAGTCTTTGGGATGATAAGAATGGTCACGTAATGTCTAAAGCAGAAGTGACAGCATTCTTGATAGATGAGACTGATGGAATGACAAATATATTCAAACAGTATTTATAATGGCAACATTAAGGAAATTAGTTTCAGATGTACGTGGAATGCACAAGTTGCTATCCACAGATAACCTTATCACTGATAGGGTGGTGGCATCTGAGATTAAGAACAACACACAGTTATTGGTTAAGCGTGAAACAAATCTTAGAAAGCTTTGGGCCACTGATACTTTATTTACTACCATCCCTTGTTTAGAGATGGTAGAGGTTCCTATTTCTGAATGTTGTGAATTTGTAGATCCATGCAATGTAGCAAGAAGCAGATATAAACTTCCTCGCATATCTGAAGGAAACTATCAATATGTAATTCAGGGTGTATATTCTATCAACGCTATGGGTGGTCAAGGTAAAAGATTTAAAGAGATTACAATTAATAGGTATTTAAACTTATTGAAACTTCCTATTATAAAGAATGAACAATACTATTGGATAGCTAATGGTGGCTATTTATATATTAACAATCCATTATTAAAGGCAACAAGAATATCTGCTTTCTTTGAAGAAGATGTACCTAATGAAATAATGTTCCCTGAGTGTGGCTGTGGTAGTATAGTATATCCTATAGAAGAAGTCTGTATGAATCCTTTAGATAAGGAATATGGATGTCCTGGATATTTAGAGAAGCAAGTGTTAGAGCTCACTTCTCAAAAGTTGTTATCTACTTACTTTAGACTTAAAACAGATATATCTGATGATGGTGTAGATGGGCAGGCACCAAATGCTGTAAAACCAGGCAACTAATGCGTACAAAGATAGATTGGAGAAGTTCTAGTAAAGAAAACTACAATAATTTTTGCAATAAGAATCCCACTTTAAAAATTACATTTGATCAGTGGAAGAACATCATATACTCATACAATGAGTATTTTAAAAACTACATTCTAGAAACAGGAGAGAAAGCAAGACTTCCTTTTGGCTTTGGAGAGTTTTCCATCAACAAAAAGAAAAGGAGAAAACTAAAAACTGTTGATGGTAAAGAAGTAGTTAACTTACCTATAGATTGGAAAAAGACTAAGGAGAAAGGTAAACGCATATACAATTTCAACTATCATACAGAAGGGTTTTTCTTTGGTTGGATGTGGTTCAAAGAATCTACAAGAATAAGAAACATAGACCTCTGGTATTTCAAGCCCTCTCGTACAACATCTAGATTACTATCCCATTACATAAAAACTGACAGTAAATACCAAAACATTTACTGTGAGTGGAAAAAATAAAATAACATGTCATATTATTACAAGTATAACTTTGTCTCTCCTGATCCAGTTTATTCAACTGTTAAGGAAGAGTTAAAGTCTTATTTTGACACAGGAGCAGTGGATGATTTATTGTTTCCCACCTACTTAGACAAATGTCTTAAGAAGTTAGGTAGGGCAACTTATGTTATTAGTGAAGAGGTGTTATATGTAGAAGACTTTGAAGCTAGACTCCCAGATAACTTTTACGCTGTAAGAGAAGCTTGGATGTGTACATCAACAGCTGGCTATCCATATCAAACAGCCAATTCATTCTACTCTCAAGCAGTTTCACAAACCACAATACAGGTAACTCCTGTAACAGTGGGTGGTACTCCTTGCGTAGATTGTCAACATGATCATGGTTGTATCAATCCTCAATGTGATGGTAGTTGTCTACCTGTAATCATTCCTGCTGTATATAAAACTAATCAACAAGGAACAAGAGCTTTCACACATGAATACTTATTAAAACCAGGTAACATTTCTGCAAGACAAAACTGTGATGTAACTTATACAAATGCTTGGGAGTTTTATCAAACTGCTCCTCCTATTAGAGAATTTACTCCAGGATCTGCTGGTTATGATAGCTTTGATATTAGAGATAATAAGTTTGTTACCAACTTCAGAAATGGAGTGGTGCATTTAATATTCTATGCTACAGAGTATGATTGTGTTGGTAATCAAATGATTCCAGACAACTATCGTATTAGAGAGTTTGTTGAGGCATTCCTCAAATATAAAGTGTTTGAAACATTGTCTAATCAGCTAACTGATGAAACATTCCAACAAATACAACAGAAGCTAATTTACTATAAAGCATTACATGATGAGGCTTTTATAATGGCAATGATTGAGATTAAGAAACAGGATGCATGGACTAAGCAAAGACGTGTAAGAAATGACTTACAACGTTTTGCACAATATGAATTACCAAACAGAAGCTCAAGATATGGACATGGATGGAACAGATAATCAAGGCACCTCTAGTGTAAGACAAGAATTTAATCTTGGTAGAGTGGGACTAGACATGGACTCTTCTGTAAATCAAATACAGAAGGGGAAACTTTCTTATGCCCTAAACGCAGCATTAGAGAACTTTGACTCTAATTCTGTAAACTATCAGAATGAACCTTCAAATGAAGCTTGTTTAGATTTCCCTGAAGGCTACCAACTTATTGGTACACACTTCATTCAAGAGAAAAATAAACACATCTTCTTCTTAGCTAATCCTGAAACAGGAGGAAGTGAGATAGGGTATATGAATAACAATGATTGTGAATATCATACACTGTGTACAGAATACCTTGATTTAGAAATCACTGTATGTGCTAATTCAACTTGTTTGAACTTTAACATTGACTATCCTATTCATAAAGCTGTACATAAGATTACCAACTGTACCACTGAGGTCTATTGGACAGATGGTCTTAATCCAAGAAGATATATTAATATTGATTCAATTCCATACATCACCATATTTACAGGTGATCAAAATTGTGATCCAGATATCACTCCTGTTATTGACTGTAATAAGTTAAAGGTGCAACCTAACTTCACAATTCCTAACTTAGATGTTACTGATATTGTTGTAGGTGGAGATTTAAAAGCAGGAGCTTATCAATTTGCTATTCAATATTGTAATGCATCAGGAGATGCATATACATCATACTACTCAATTACTAATCCTGTATCTATTGCAAACACAGAGATAACAACACCTGACTTTCAATACTCTGTAGGAAACTCTATTGTGTTGAGTATCAGTGACATAGATATTACAGGATACTTCCAATACTTTAACTTGGCTGTTATTAAAACAATAAATAATGGCACCACTGTAGAACTTGTAGGAACTTACAACATACAAGATAAGTCTAGAACAATCACTTATACAGGTCAGAACATAACTCAAATTCCTTTGAGTCTTAATGACATACTTGAGAAGTTTGCTTATTATGATATTGCTCAAGATGTTACAAACGTACAGGATGTTATTGTATGGGATAACCTCACATCTATTGATAGAATTAACTATCAAGGTATTGCTAATCAAATTCAACTTCAATGGGAGACATATAAGCTACCAGCTAACAATACGTATGCTGATGGCTTCTACACTGCCAATCTTAGAGGTTATTTAAGAGATGAGGTATATGCATTTGAGATAGTCTTTTTATTAGACAATGGTAAACAAACAGATGGTTTCCATATTCCTGGTAGAGCATCAACATCTAATGATTTAATTGTTGTACCAAATACTAACAATGACTTTATTGGAGAAGGAACTAGTGCTCCTTATTGGAAAATATATAATACAGCTAGTGTAACAGCTACATATCCTGTTCCTACAACAGATGCTGAAAAGATAGGAGATGCATATCCATATCAATCTGGAGACTTTGCATATTGGGAATCTACAGATCTGTATCCATGTAATGTGGATGTATGGGGAGACCTTGCTAATGAACCAATTAGACATCATAAATTTCCTGATGTACTTGTAAGTCCTCACTTTGAGAGTGCTCCTATTATATATTCTGGTGGACAGATACAACCAACAATGCAATCAGCTAGTGCTGTATATCCAATTGGTGTAAAGATAGATGTACAACAAGTAATATTTCTCATCCAAGCATCTAGTTTAACAGCTGCAGAGAAAGCCTCTATTGTTGGATTTAAGATAGTGAGAGGTAATAGAAGTACAAATAAATCTATTATTGCTAAGGGCATCCTTAGAAACGTGGGTAAATATGATAGAGAAGGAACTCCTTACTACTATCCAAACTATCCTTATAATGATCTTAACGAAGATCCTTTCTTACTTGAGAAAAGCAACGCATACAATTCTCAATGTGATACATTCAAAGTGACAGCAACTATTAATGGTAATTTACAATATACAGATTGCAACACTGGACAGACAGCAATTTTTGCTTTTACAACAGCAACAACTCAGATATGTTCTATTACACTTCCTGTTGTAAATAGTGGAGCTGCTACATTTACAAATGTTACAGCTACAGCTTACACAATTACTGTTCCACTTGCTTGTGCTGGTGGTCCACCTGCATTTAGCTATACAGATCCTATCACTCAATCTTTGACAAATATCACTGTACAAAAAGGTACGTCAATTACAGTAAATTCTTCTACTGTTCCTGTACGTGTTAGTGGTTGCACAGGATACACAATAGTTGCTAATAATAACAATAAAAATACTGAATGTTATCCTGCTCAGTTAGATGGATTTAATAATAATGAGTCACCATACAGACAAGTATTTAATTCACCAGAAACTTCTTTTGGACAACCTACATTAGGTAATGTTCTTAAGTTGGAGAGTGTGTTATTTGGAGCTGGTAGAGCTCACTTTGTACAAGTGAAGGAGCACGCAATGTACAAGCTTCTTACTAAACAAGCACAGATAGATGCCTTGAATTCTAGTAGAGCAATTGCTGATCTAGGTGGGTTCAATGCCACTGCCATGTTCACAGCATATCAATCTTACTTACAGATATATGTGAATGGAGTTAGTAGAAGAAACTTTGCATATTCTTTTAATTCTATATCTAGCTATGACTATAGTGAAGCTATACAGAATTCTGCTACTAATCCTCTAACTGGTACGCTAGGTATTAAACAAAGACAACTTGATAGATCTCAATATGTATTCCCAGGTGTTCAATCTGTGGGAGATGATTATGATCTTAATAACTGGAACAGAGAATCATCAGTATATACCAAAAGTATTGAAACAAGAACTGGAGTGGGATCTGTACCAGCTTTACCATATCCTAATAAAACACCAAACCTTGTTGTAGCAGGTGTGAGTCAAATCTCTGATAATTCTAGATTTACACTTGGAGAATCAGGGAACTGTGGAACTCCTGAATTTCAACAAGATATAAAGGTTGTTTCATATTATGGTTCAATCAAGACAATCAACAATGGACAGTGGGGACAGATATATTCCTATCAAACAATTGATACAGGATTCCAAAGAATATTTAATTCTCTACCAGCAAGTGGTGTTGAAGTGGTATTTGGTGGTGACACATTTATTAGCAAGTTTGGTTTCAAAACTAAGCTTCCATTCTTTATTGATAATAGAGTTAAGGCTCCTGATGATAGTGATATCTATTATGATGAGATAGGTAATATAGCCTATCCAGAATACTGGTACTCAGCAAGATCTGTATTGTATGACTATTATGTAGGATCTACATTAATGAAGAACATCATATCAGTGAAAGCTCATTACCTTGACTGTCCTAATGATGACATTGTAGATAATACATCAACTAGTACAACCACTACATCTACAACTCCTCCTATTGGTACCACTGCACCAGGAACATTTAATTATGTTTATGATGGTAAGATGTATCTATTTGCTTATGGAGTTCCTTATTATTATGTAGAGTCTTCTATTAATGTAGACTTACGTCAAGCATTTAATAACTTAGAAGGTGATTACTATCCACACGTGAGTTCAGGTATTCCTGACCAATGGTTCCAAGAGAACAGAGTACCTATTGCATTTGACAATACGTACTACTACAATACAACATTCACTAAACAAAACGTAGAGAACTTCTTCTCTCATTTGCCTACAGATTGGGTGCAACAATTATGTTACACATATTTTCCATTTAGAGCAATATACTCTGACAGACAAGAAAGCTATTCTGATAATAGAATAAATAGCTGGTTGATATATCGTCCAGCAAGCTTCTTTGACTTCCCTCAAAACTATGGTAACTTAGTATCATTAGATGGTATACAGAACAGAGCAACATTAGCTAGATTTGAGAATAAGACATTGTTATACAATAACTTGTTAACAATAGATACAAGCAATCCTCAATCTGCATATTTAGGAGGTGGTGAGTTATTTGGTAATGCACCCCCTATTGACTTTGCTGAAACAGATCTTGGTTATGTAGGATGTCAAAACAAAATGTTGCTTAGAATACCACAAGGTCAGGTGACTGTGGATGCCAAGAGAGGACAAATATTCTTAATTACTGGTACCCAAGCAACAGATATATCAGGCTTTGGTTCTGGTCTAAACAGATTCTTTACAGACCATTTATCATTTGAAATATTAAGATACTTCCCAACTGTTGATATAGATAACAACTTCAAGAATATTGGTTTACATGGTGTGTTTGATAGCAAGTTTGATAGAGTAATTATTACTAAGTTAGACTATATCCCTCAACCAGGTAAGGAAATATTCTATGATGAGGTGGCTAAAGAGTTTTATGTAAATCAACCAACTGCTGGTAATACATCAGTGAAAAGATTTGTAGCTGTAACAGACTTAGAATACTTCTGTAATAAATCATGGACTGCTTCATTTAACTTCAATACTAAAAGCTGGGTGAGTTTCCATACATACCTGCCTAACTTCTACATAGGGGAAAACAATTTCTTCTATTCTGGATTAAATGAAAGTTGTGATATCTCAGCAATAGCTGTTACAGAGATTCCTTCTCCTACCACTACCACTACAACAACAGTAATTTATTATTGTAACTTGTCTGGTACAGCAGTAAATGTATGTGCATTAGAAGGAACAGCAATTAATGAAGAGTATACAACTACTACAACCACAAGTACAAGTACAAGTACAACAACTACTACTACATCTACAACAACTTCTACTCCCACAACTACTACAACTACAACTTCTACACCTACAACCACTACAACCACTACAACTGTAACTCCAACTACTACAACAACAACTACTGCAGCACCACAATGTAATTTAGCTGGTACAGCTGCAGCAACATCGTAATTGATTAATATATGTCTAAAATAGTAATAATAAGATTAACGTGCTCAGGTGGTAGAACTGGACCCTTCAATATCACTGATAATGAAGGTAATGTTCTAGGCACTAATATAACCAAGCAAAACTTAATTGATGGTTATACTGTTAGCGTTGATGATGCTATTGATAGTGTTATTATAACATCTGCAGGCAAATGCAATGGTATCTTTATAGAAGTTTTAATTGGTACTGCTACTATAGAAGAACTTGCAGCTTTGACATATACAACATGTAACACAGGCTCTATTTGGAGACACTTAACAGACACATTAAATTATAATAAGTTCTATGGTAATATAGAACCATACATAATTGAATATCCTTTTAGCTACCAAAGCTATGATGAGATTCTTCAAAACATAAAAGACTACAGTAAAGTGTATAACTATCTACCTCTTGTAGATGGTGTATTTAATGACAATGCTCAGATACAAGTTGATAATCAATGGTTTAACAAAGCTGTTTTATACAATGGACAACAGTCCACAGGTGTATTAGAATTGGTACCAAAGCCTATTAACAACCTAAGTGCATACTTAACATACCCTATATACAATACTAATAGTAAAACCATTATGTATACAAAGAGTGATAACTTCTATCAGTATAATACATTCTGGAGCTTAGTTAAAAATAAATCCATACCTTTATTCATGACAAGTTGTGACTCTTTATCAATAGATAAAGTTGTAAATCAAACAAATATGGATTATGGAAAAAGATCATTTAAAAAAGAACCATTGAGGGCTAAAGATCTCAAAGTGAGACATATACTTGATAACAGCTCTGAAGCTCATATAGTTTCTCAATTCATTGTTGCACCTGCTCAAATCTCTTATAAGTAATGAATAATAATATTAAATGCACATGTGGACATTCCTGGAGTAAAGCAAGCTCTAGTGGAAAAGATATGAATGTGTGTCACATATGTGGAAAGGATAACACCATGAAAAATGGAGGATGGTTAAATAAGTATGAGCAAGGAGGAATGGTTTTAGACCAACAGCCTGATGACAACTATGGTAAGAAACCCAATCCTAATGATGTCCAAGCATCTGTAGGTCCTGACTTTGTAGGTCTTGGTTATGATATAACAGGTAGAAACTATTCTCCTGCATGGGGTGGACAGTTTGCAATGGGTGGTGCTTTACCAGGTGCTGTAGGATTCACATACGCACGTACACAGAGCCCTGCTCCTAGTAATGGTAAATATGCTAAGAAGACAAAAGCTTCTGCACAAGATGGTTTGTTAATGAACTTTGAGCCAGAGAAGATGCGTTCAGATGCTACACGAGTGGCTCCTGCTGTAAGACCTCTTACAAAGAAAGAACAAGAAGAAAATGCTAGGATAAACAAAGAAAATCAGAAAAAGACAGAAGAACGTGATAAGAAGATAGTAGCTGAAAGACAAGCTAATAAAAATACAAAGGGGGATCTAAGCACTCCTGGTAGCTGGCATACAGCAGATAAACTTAGACTATTTCCTAGCAGTGTTGGTGGAGTGGGAGAAATGTTTGATGAGTATGTAAACCCAGCTTACGTAGTTGGATCTTTAACAGATCAACTTGGAGAATCTGTAGCTAGAAGAGATATTGGTGGTGCTGCTGCAACATTAGCTATGACTGCAGGATTAGGTGCGTTAGGAGTTGATCCATTAGGAGATGTTATGAAAGCTCAGCGTTGGTCTCAAGGAGCAGTAGATCGTCTTGGTTATAATGTACAAACTGCAGGTCCAAGATTAGGTAGTTCTACAAGAAGTCTTGAATCAGCAACTGCTGCAGAAAGATCTCAACAACAATTAGATCTCATACGTCAACAAAGACTTTCAGAAGCAGTGTCACGAGGAAGTCAAAGCACAAGAGCTCCTTATCAGTTTCCTACAGATGAAGAACTTGCTATGATGAATGCACGTGAGGCTGAAAGATATGCCCCTAGAGTTAGTCGTCAGTCTACAGGAACCCCTGAGGATATGACTGCGTTAGATAGATTTGAGAGAATACAACAAGTAGACCCTGGTCCATCATATGCTGAATTAATGGAATATCCATCAGCTAGAAGAGTTGATTCTCAAGCAGAATCAGCACAGCAAGCAGCAATGAATGATATAAGAAGAGAAACTAATTTTCCTGTTGACGCTACTAATCCAAGATCTATAGTACATCCTAATAACCCAACGTTAACTTATGAAAGGTTAAATAGAAGAATGGAGGCATTAAGAACTTCTGGTATTTCAGATGACATTATTGCACAAGATGCACAATATCTTCGTGAGGGACGTCCTATGAGATCTTTATCTCAACTAAGAGGAGGACCAGGTTCTGTGCCACGTCCTCCAGAAGCAAGAACTGGACCCACTGAAAAACAATGGAGTCCTGAAAACTTTCGCATTGGTGAAGGTAGTGATGCAGGTAAGTTTAGAACAGCACATCCTGAAGGACATAATATATATGAAGATATAGATATATCACCTATAAATAATTCAATAGACAGAAGATATAAAATAGTAGACAAAGATAAGTCTATGAATTATGTAGAAGTTAAAACTTCACAAGACGCAGGAGATCCATATGTTGATGTAAATGATATAAGTTTCTTTAATAGAGACCCTAATAGTAGCTCTAAGCAAATGAATATAGTATTTAGTCATTTGCCTAAACAAGCACGTATATCACCAATAAGCACAAGCGTTCACTCTCAGCCATTGTTAAATACACGTATTGCTAAATTAACTAGTGGTCAACCAGGTAGAATACAACTTGAGCCAAATGAGTACATGGGTACTTTAAATAAGATTACTCGTGCTGAAGGATTTAGTCCTCTTGCTTGGTATGATGAAACAATTGAGCAATTTCCAAAACTTGAAAGAACGTATGAGACTCTTAATAAATATACAGGATCAAATTTACAAATGCCTTATATAAAGTTTCAAGGACAAAAGTTACCATTTGAAGAATTTAATACACCTGAATTTAGAAGACTTGTTGAAAACAACCCTTCACTTTTAGGAGATGCAGATGTAATGGTTAATAAATACAAGACAATTAAAAACTGGAAGAATGGTGGACAGATTGTAGACTCAATGGGACAATGGGCACACCCAGGAAAAACAACTACTATTCCAGGTAATGATATTACTATGAAAGGTGTTAACTATGATGTACTAGGTGTAAGTAACACTGGTGACAAAAAGTTGATGAAACCAGGAAAGAATTATAAATTTGATGGAGACTATGTCACTGAATATCCAAAAGGTGGCTGGCTAAATAAATATAAATAAACCACATATAAACGTTTGATATGAAAGATCAAATCTTAAAGATTGCAGGAGTTAAGTCTGAAAAGGAATTTTACAAAAAGTACCCAACAGAAGAAGCATTTATGAAAGCTCATAAGAAAGAGTTTAAGAAAGCTGCTATGGGTAGTAAGATGGTCAATGACCAATTACATCAGTTAACTGACTTTGGTAATCCTCCTATTGCTCAAACTGGAGCTACTACACCACCTGAGTTTGGATTTACTAAATTTGGTGCCACTGCAAAAAATCCTGAAGGAAGTTTTGGTGGTGGAGCTGCAGCTGCTGGTATGAGTGCTCTTCAAAACTTAGATAAGATTGCTGGTGGAATTAGTGCTATTGCTGAGCAAAAGAAAAACATTAAGAAAGCAGATCAAACTGCTCAGTTATCAGGACTTGCTTTACAGGCTAATCAAACTATGCAAGATCCTCAACGTAATTATGTTAGACCAGAAGATAATCCTACTCAACCAGGACAATTAAGTAATCCTTATGGTTCAGGTACAAACTACCTAGCTCAGAATGGTAGAATGATTGGTGGTAATCCCACTGAGATTCAGAATACATATGCTCCTACAAATGACATATATGATGATCTTGGATTTGAACCATTACAAGAAACATACAAACAATTCAGACATGGTGGTCATATGCCCAAAGCAGAGTTTGGTGAGTACTTCCAAGACTCAGGTCAAGCTCAAGTTGGTAGTGCTGTAGGAGAATCTATTGGTTCTGCCTTTGGTCCTGCAGGAGCTGCTGTAGGTAAGTTCTTAGGTAAGGTGGCAGGTAATGCATTAGGTGGTGCTAAAGATGCTAGAGCATTACAAGCACAGAAAGATAAAACTGCTTTGAGCCAAAACCAATTAGCCTTCCAACAAGCTAGATCACAAGGTCCTCTTAATGCATACATGGAAAATGGTGGATGGGTAAGTCATGATTGGCAACCACAAACAATTACTAAGTTTGGAGAATATAATATTAAAGATCTTTTAAAACCTCCACATGATGCAGATATGTTAAGAAGTGGTGGTCATCTTGCTCAGGTTGATTATACTCCTCCTAGTGCAGAAGCATTATACACTGGTAGACCAGGTATGCCTAGAGCTCAATATGGAACACAAATGGCTATGGGTGGTGAATTAGAAGTGGGAGATGGGGGTCGCTTTGAAACAATGTCATACAATCCTAATTTACCTGGTGGTGAGATAGGAATGTTTAGAGGTGCATCTCATGACAATGGTGGCATTCAAACTAAGTATGGTGAGAATGAAGTGGAAGTAGAAGGTGGTGAACCAGCTGTTAAACTACAAGATGGTGGATCTAGTGATAACCTTGTTGTATTTGGTAACATGAAAATTAATAAAGAAGTAGCAGATCTTATGGGAGATCCAAAAGCAAAAGGAATGAAGTTTAAAACATATGTAGCTGATATTGCTAAGAATGATGCTAAACAATTAAAGAGAATAAATAAAGGTCTTAAGCTAATTGAAAACGCTGATGAGAATAGTGCATTTGATCACCTGTCTTTAAATACAGGAAATGTTATGATGCAAGGAGCTAAAGCTTGGCAAAAGATTAATGCTGATAAGATTAAAGAAGCAGGTATTGTACAAGACTCTATTCATCAGACAGCCAAGGAGTTAGGTGTTAAGAATGACAAATTAGCTGAAGGTAAATTAGAAAGAGAAACAAATCCAAGTATGGTTGCTCAAGATGGTACTAGTCTTAAGTCATTTCTTAAAACTCCTTATACAGAAAGAAAGAAACTAGCTAAAGATTTAGGATATACAGACTATGCTGGTAAGGATATAGCTCAACAAGAAAAGCTTTATGATTTGTTTAAAAGCAAATCTAGGCCATCATTTCCAGGAGATGGAGTTCGTCAACTTAAACCATTTAGTGTAAATGATTTAGTTCCACAGTTTGGGCCAAATAAAGCTGATATAACAATTCCTTATCAAGAAGGATATGTACAACCAAAGGTTGCAGTTTCAAATGAACCTGCGTTTCAACCCCCTAGTATTGAAGATATGCCAGGTGATCCTACATCAAAGAAGAGTGGTAGATTAATGAATGCATTGAAATCAACAGGTAAGTTTTTAGGAAAAGGAATTGAAAAATATGGCCCTACTGCTTTATCTAATTTAGAATCATTCTTAAGACCAACTAACGCTGACGAAGACTTACCTGCAGATCAGTTGTATCCTGAGTTTTATGCATTGGCTACCAATCAGTTAGAACCTGTACAGGCTCAGACATTCCAACCAATGTTGGATAGTCCTGTAGACATTTCTTTAAACGATCAACTTGCTGCTGTTGATTCTCAGTCTAGAGCTGCTATTAGAGCTGCTGGTTCTAATCCTGCTGCACAGGCAATGATTATGTCTCAGACATTACAGGCTAAGAATCAAATCTTAGGAGAGCAAACTAGAATCAATCAAGCAAATAGAATGCAGGTTTATGATAAGAACAGAGCTGCATTAAATGATGCTCAACTTAGAAACTTACAAATCCTTGATCAACAATACGTTAGACAAGCAGGAGCTAAATCTAATACTAAAGAACAAACCCAAGCTGCTTTAAGTTCTATTGCTGCTAAGACTGCACAACAAAGAGCTGCTAATAGAAAGTTGGCTGTTATGGAGAATCTGTATAATTTCAGATTTGATCCTAAAGGCAGAGCAATTAATGCTAACGCATTACAATCTTTCAATACTTCAGGTAATCCATTTGCTACATCAACTAAAGGAAGTGGAGGATTAGCTCCTGATACAGCATTTACATATGATGAATTAGGACGTATTATTGGAACTAGAAAGACTAAAGACAGTAGTACTACCCCTCCATCATTAAGTGAACTAGACAATTATATGCAGAAGAATGGTGGAAAAACAAAGGCTAGAAATAGCTCAGTTGTTAAGGCTCTAAAGAATCTCTAACTAATTCAGTTATAGTGAATTACTAAAATTTGTTATAGCTCTTGGTAATTCTAATATTTTAAATTAATTTTGTATTATGGCATCTTTTACTGACAAACTATCACAATTTAACCCATACATCCAGGAACTGCCAGTTCAGGAGATGTACCAGGTTGGTATGGCCAAACAGGCTCAATACAACCAAGGTGTGCAAAAAATCCAGAACTACATTGATAGGGTAGCTGGGGTAGACGTGTATAGAGATATAGATAAACAATATCTTCAGTCAAAGCTAGGTGAATTAGGTAATAACTTAAAGACAGTGGCAGCTGGTGATTTCTCCAACCAACAGTTGGTTAATTCTGTTGCTGGTATGACAGCACAAATATCTAAGGATAAATTGATTACAAATGCTATATCATCTACAGCTTCTTATAGAACTGGATTAACTAAAATTCAAAAAGACACAGAAGAGGGTAAATCTAATCCAGCTAATATATATAACTTCAATAAACAAGCTCAACCTTGGTTAACTTCTACAAAGCCAGGAGAATCATTTAATGGTTCATACTCTCCTCACTTTGATATCATGAAGTTTGCTAAAGAACAATTTGATGCTATTAAACCAGGCAAGTGGTCATTTGATCAATTGTATGAAACAGATGCTCAAGGCAATTATAAGTTTGATATTGTAAAAGATAAGAAGGGTAACATTATAAAACAAACTCCTGTTGTTTCTCCTTACATGGTGAGAATGGAACAAGAGGGTAGACTACCTGCAGAGGTTAGAGCTACACTTGGTCAGATCTTTTCTGATCCTAGAGTGGCTAAACAACTTAATATTACAGGAGAGTACAACTATGCAAACATAGATGAAAGAGGTCTTGTAGATATGGTGTATGCTCAGAGAGATGAAAAGACAGCAATATATAATGATAAGATAGGTGAGCTTACATTAAAGAAAACATTAGAAAAAACTGATGAGGCTAAAAAAGCCATCCAAGGAGAAATAGATCAGCTTCAAAGCAAAGCTGATGGTGTTAAGTCTTCATATGACCAAATAGCACAAGCAGCTTATAAGAACCCAGACTACGTAAGAGGATTTGTTTATAAAGAAAACTCTCTAGATAACTTACAAGGAATGTATGGTTCAGTAAAGGTAACTAAGCAAGCTATGGAAAGTCCTCTTTATCAAGCTAACTTTAAGGAGTTTCAAGAGGCTAATGATATGAAAGAAGCAGCTGCTGAACTTGCTTTTAAATATGCTAATCTAAAAGAACAATCTAGACAAAAAGAATTAGATCGTGAGAGTGCTCTTAGAATAGCATCTATGAAAGGTCCAGGTGGTACAAAGAAACCTGGTACTGGTCCTGATGATGAAAGAGGACTTGAGTTTGCTGAGAATCTATCTAACATGGATGTGGTTGTAAATGCTGAACAAACAAAAACAAATGCTGCCACTGATATGTTAACTTCAGGAAATGAACTTGTATGGAGTGGTTTCTTTGCTAACAATCCAAAAAATATACAAGCATTAAGTAAACAAATAGCATTAGGTAAAACAAGAGAACAAGGTATTGAAACTCTCTTAAAGAATGCTGCTGATGATAATAAAGAACCACTTACAGATTTCATAACAAGATGGTCTGATAAAGTGGTAAACCAATTAAAAACAAAACCAGGGGGAGTACCTCCTGCTTTGGGTGATGCGTATAACTTATTCAAAAAGAAACAAAAGACTTTCCAATCCATATCACAAGAAACAGCAGATGTTAATGAACAAGTGGCTAAAGAACTTGGAGTTGATTTAGCAAATGTTATAAATGGTGTAGATGTTAAAGATACACCAATGAGGTTTCAAGGTAAAGATGTTATGGTTACCAAACAAGATTTCTATGACTTAGCTTTATATGCTAAAGGTAATGTAACCATAGGTGGTTATCTAGATGATAAGATTCATAAAGAAAATGCTAAAGCTGCTGAGGCTAGATTAAGTAGTAGAGGTAAAGCCTTTTTGATTCCTACTGTGTTAGATAAGTTTGCCACTGGTTACCTTAGTCCTTCAGGAGTTATAAGAGACTTCAAAACTACAGCAAGACAAGCTGTAGAACTACTACCATTTACAGATGATGTGTATTTAAGAAATCCTAAAGGATGGCAAGTAAACGTAGATACTAGAGGTGACTTTGAAAACAATTTAAAAAAGGTATACAAGATAATAGATACTGAAGCTTCAGCAAAAGCATTGACTAGAAAAGCTGAACTTCTTCAAAGTAAGAGTTTCTTCAAACCTGATGTTAAGATGCCTGTTCTTACAGGTGATAATGAAACAGATAGACAAACTCTTAATGATATTAGAAGATGGACACTTGACTATGGAAGGTCTGGAAAGAATTTAGCAGTCTCAGGTGAACTAGATGGAATGTTAGAAGCTATTAAAGGAGATCTATCAGATATTTCATTAGAAGCAAAAACAATGACAGGTCCTGATGGAAAGAAAGTTATACAAATATTAGGAACTGATTTAAAGACTAACAAGTCTGGATCTATTGTAATTGCAGATGATGAAGCAAAAGGTCTTGGTATTGATGTAAGTGGATTATATGAATCAGATGAAGTTACTAATGTAAGACGCACTCTAAGAAGAAGCCCAATAGGTTCTACATCTAAATTAGATCCAGGAGATGTTTCTACATATACCAAAGCAGATTCATACTTTGAGAAGTTTGAATTCCCAAGAATGGTAGGTAATAATAACTATGACATGCAAGCTAATGTGGTGAAAGCCAATGATTTATATTATGCATATGTTTATACATCTACAGCAGATGGTGGTAAGAGAACTGTAAAATCATTACCAGGAGATCCAAATTTAGAGGTTGTTATAAATAAATTGAAATCACTAGGTCCAGAATTTGCACAAGCTGCTTTAAAATAATAAAGAATGCCAGAAGAAAAAGTAATTAATTTAGGGACAGGTGATGCTACACAACCTACCTCTGAACCAAAAGTTGTTAACTTAGGTGGTCAGGCAAAGTTTCAAGACATAAGTTTTGATGTTCCTTCAATTGATAGCAAGACAGGGGTTGCAGGCGGCAATATGTCTGCTGAAGATATATGGAATAATATTACTCCAGAGAAAAGTCATGTCCCTCAACTTCCCACTTCTTCAATATATATTGGCAATAGATATAAAAGCAGTAGACCATATGAAACTGATCTAGAAGAAAAATATGCACAACAACAAAGTGCATTAGATCAATGGAAGAATGGTGCTTTAAAGTTTGTAGGTACAGCTACCAATAGTTTTATTTCTGGTACAGCTGGTACTGTTTATGGATTAGGTGCTATGGTACGTGATGGTAGATTTGCTTCATTATTTGATAATGAGATTAATAGGAAGTTAGATGATTCATACAAGGCATTAGAAGATGCACTTCCTAACTATATGACCCAGAAGCAAACTGATGCTAACTGGTATTCCCCTGATTATTTATTAACAGCTAACTTCTTTTCTGATGGTATCCTTAAAAACTTAGGATATTCATTAGGTACAATAGGAGGTGGTTTTGCATGGAGTAAAGCCATTAAAGCATTAGGCATAACAAGTAAGTTAGTCAAAGCAGGTCAAGGTCTAGAAGCAATGACAGCTGTAGAAGAATCTATGTCTGCAGTTCCTAGACTACAAAAGTTTGCTGCTTTTGATGGTGCACTTAACTCTGTAGCACAGAAGTATTTGAAGTCACCAGCAGCTTCTGTATTAAGAAACTCAGACAGAATTATTACATCTGCTACAGGTACATTTGGTGAAGCAGGATTAGAAGGTCTTCATAATATGAATGTCTTTAGAGAAAACGCTATTGAAGAATATAGAAATAAATATGGTGAAACTCCTACAGGCAAAGATTTAGATTCTATTAATGAGTATACAGACAAAGTGGGTAACTTTACATGGGGAATGAACTCATTGCTTCTCACAGCAACAAACTATATTCAACTTCCAAAAATATTGGGATCTTCTAGAAAAGCAGATGCTGCATTAATAAATGATATTGAACAGTCAGTAGTTGGTGGAGAGTGGGCTAAATACTTACCAAAGACAAGAATTGGTAAAATAGGTAGTGGTATTAGAAATGTTGGTGGTCTTATTGTATCTCCTTCAGAAGGATTTGAAGAGGGTTCACAATTTGCTATTCAAACTGGTGTTAATGATTATTTCAATAGAGCATACAGAAACAGAAAAGATGTTTCTAGTTTCCTAAATAACATGAATGATGTTATGGGAAACATAACTAGCTATGGTATAGATCAAGCATTGTATACTAAGGAAGGTATGTCAAACATACTTATAGGTGCATTGTCTGGTGGTTTACAACAAGCTGGATACGCAGGGTCTTATCAAGATGAGCAAGGTAAAACTAAATTTGGATTTGGTAAATCTGGTGAATTAGGAGAAAGAGGATTCTTTGGATATGGTGGTGAGAGAGGTAGAAATACAGACATAGCAATAGAAGCGTTAAATAAAACAAAATCTTCAGCTGTTCTAAAAGATCTAGCTAACTATATTGGTATTGGTATTGGTTCTCAGAAAGCAAGACAAGCTGCTATCGTAGCTAATGATAAAGTGACTGAGAAAGATATGGAGCATGACTTCACTCTATCATATCTAATGCCTAGAGTTAAATATGGTAGAATAGAAGCAGTTAACCAAGAACTATCCTACTACAAATCTCAAGCTATGGATAACGTAGGCTTTGAGGAATTGATAGCTGATGGAATAGTTAATGCTAATGAAACCAAAGAACAATTTGTTCAAAGACTTGACAACTTATCAGCTTTAGCCAAGCAGGTAGAAGATACTTATTCTATGGTTAGAGAAAGATATTCTAATCTTGTTGATAAGGAAGGTAACAAGTTGTATAGTGATAAGGTGATAGACAAACTTGTATATAGCACAGCTAAGGTGGGTAACTATGATGTGCGTATTCCACAAGTGAATTCTATTTTAAATGAGGCAGGTATTAACACTGGTCAAATACTACAAAGTATTATTGCAGGTAATGAACCTAACAAACAAGCTACACAGGATGTATTAGATCAAATCAATAGCATGGATGTTATATCTGATGTTAAAGAAGATCTTAAAACTGCACTAGCTGATGTTGTTGACCTTTCATTAAACAGAAGAAAATACATTCAAGAATATGATGCTATCAAACAAGATCCCAAGGGGTATGAGGAGATGGACGAAGAGTTTGGTGCGGAGGAAGAGGTACCAGTTACTGTTGAACAAAAAGTTGCAGCAGCAAAGAAGAAAGGAAAAGCTAAGATTGTTGAGAAGAAGTTAGAGATTGGTAAAGTGTATTCTCTTAAAGAGCCTGTCTTGGTACAAGATGGTAAATTAATATTTAAGCCAACACTAAGTGTATTATCACAAACCTTAGGAGGAGAACTAGAAGTTCAACTTCCTACAGGTGATATAGCATTTATGACTCCACAACAGTTTAGAGACTACAACATTAGCGAAGATGAGACAGCTGAAGAGTTAGGATATATATTAGATAAGGCAATTGATAAGGTATTAAATAAAAAGAAGTATAGTGACATTGCTAAGCCTGAGGAAGGACAAAACAAGATGGACTATGTAAACTCTTTAAATGATCCTGAATTAGTTAATGATATAGTTAAGGAGTTCAATGAGCAATCAGAAGACTTCTTAAAGAACAGAGATAAGGAATTAGAGAATCAAAAAGGTACTCAACAAGTACTTGATACATTAGATAATGATGCAATTTCAACAGATGTTACTGTTCCAACTGCATATGTAACTGACACTGATAATAGAAAAGATACGCTTGTAGTTCCTAGAGCTACAGTTGCTACACAGCAACTTCCTGGTTATAAGAACTCTGTTGCATTTGGTGCAAACCTATACAACTTTCCTAACAGGGAGAAGATACGTGGTGTCTATGTTACATTAGCTAATGAAGAAGCATTAGGACTTGGTGGATTAATGAATCACATCAAAGGAACTAGTGATGTAGAGCCTGGTAAAACTATTGCATTAGTAATGGTTGAGCAATCAGGCAATGGTGTAAAACTTGTAGGTGTTGATGGTCAACCAATAATAGGAAGCAACTTTGATAAGATTGTGTTCCAAGTAATGCCTGACCCTAAACTCCAATGGAGTGAGAAGTATGGTGGAAAGAGCATGTTCAGAGAGGGAACTCCTGACAATGTAATAAAAGCCATTACTAAAGAGTATACAAAGTTTGTAGAAGATACATTAGAAAGTAAAGAACTTGAACCTCATAAGATAGAAGCATCTTTTGGTATACCTCAACCAGTGGTAGACACTGAAGGTAAACTTGTAGAGAATGCTAGAACAGGTGTAACAGAAGCTGGATTAATCAAACAATCTGACTTAGCTGAGAAGCCTGTAATCTATGTTCCAACATTAGGAGATGGTATAATTGGCAAAGGATCAACACGTTATACAAATGCATTAGGAAGACCATTCTTAGTGGGAGCTAATGGTTATGTTGCTTTACAAAATAAAAAGCATAGCTTAGAAGAAGCCAAACTTATATATAACGTAATACATAGATTATCAGAAATTAAATATACAGATGGTGATTTAAAATCTGCTGAAGCTGAGCGTTTAATAAATTGGTTAAGAAGCACTGTATACTGGGGAAAGCCTAAGAATCAAACTAGTGTAAATAGTATATGGTTTGACAAAGCAGGGTTAGTAGGATTAAAATTAAATCTTTCTAATGAAGGTATGAATGTACCATTCAGCCCTCTTGGTATTGAATCAAATAAAGATAAGATAATTGAACAAATACAAAAGATGTATGGCAACATAAGATCTGCGTATGTTTCTAGAGAGTTATCTTTTTGGAATAAACCATTTGAGCAAATCATATCTATATCTGATGATGGTAAAATCAAATCAAAAGTTTGGAAGAACTATCAAACATACTTATTATCTACAGAAGGTAGAACTGGACAAGAGACTCCTCTTACTGTACCTATCAGACCAACTAAAGGTGTGGGTGATACAAACAGAGAAGGTATCTACTTTGTAGTTACAGACACTGCTGATAAATATGCAGGTGTGGTGGAGAAGGTTGGTAAAGAAAAACCAATGTTATTAACTCCTGGTGCTGTTAGAACAGGTGAGTTAGCTGAGACAGCTACAGCTAGATATATCCTTGATAATCAAACACCTAATGTAATTGACAATCCTCAATTAGGAAAGATTACATTTGTAGCTGATGCTAAAGAACTTGAGACTAGTGGTGGTAATAAAGGTATTAGTTTAGTTCAAGATGATTTAGGTAATACCAAAGCTATTGAAGCATTAGCTAAGAGTAGAAACATTGACAAGAAGAAAGCTACAGATCTTTTAGTAGCATCTATATATCAGAAGGTTGCTCCTCAACAAGCAGCACAATCTATTGCTCCTGTTTCTGCTGAAGAAGCTGATATAGAAAAAAGAAGAAAAGAAGAGTTAGATAAATATAAATCAGGAGACATTACAGTAGCTGGAGTTAAAGCTATTAATGCTAAATATAATGCAGAACTAGCTTCTTTAGAAAAGCAACCTACTACTAAAGCTGAAGAGAAACAAGCTGCACAGATTGTTACAACTACTCCTGATGCAGAAGAGTTAATCAGAAGACAATTGAATAGCATGGGTGATGATGCTCCTTTTCGTATTAAGACTAAGGATCAAATCACTAAGTTTGAAAAAGAAGACTGGCCTAAGATAGAAGCTTTCTTTAAAGCAAACTTCCCTAACATTCCTTTATACAGAGTTAAGAATATAATCAGAGGAACTAATGGATTAGAAGCTTGGGGCATGTTAAAGAATGGTGGTGTGTATGTATATGCCAACGCAGAAGTTGGTACAGCATACCATGAAGTGTTTGAAGCTGTATGGAAGATGTTCTCTAACCCTGAGGAAAGAGATAACATTGTAAATGAGTTCAAAGATAGAAGTGGTAGTTTTGTAGATAGAATTACAGGACAAGATATTAAATACTCTAATGCCACTGCTTTTCAAATCAAAGAACAATTAGCTGAGGAATTCAGAGACTTTGTACAATATGGAAAGGTTCCAGCTAAACCAGCTAAAGGACAACCATTTATTGTTAAGTTATTTAATGACTTAGTTAATTTCATTAAGTCATTCTTCTATGGTCCTCAAGCTGCAAAAAACACAGAAGAGTTATTTAAGAGAATGACTGGTGGTTTCTATAAAGAATATTCTCCTTTAGGTTCTAAGTTATCATATGCTAAGAATGGCATTATAGATATTTCAGATGCTTATGGTGGAGCTAACAGTGAGTATCGTATTAAGGATCTACCTGGTCAAACTGTGCATGACATCATGCAACAAATGACCTATGTAACATTAGGTAAGTTTACAAAGAATAACAAGAGTCTTTTCACTATTCCAAGCGTAAACAAAGTAGAATTATATCAAGAGCTTAAAGAAGACTTACAAAAGACAGCCCTTAAAACAATGAAGGCTGCTGAAGATTTAGTAGATCAAGGTGCAATCACTGAAGAGCAAGCAGCTCCTACCAAAGAGAAGTCTAGAGCTTTATGGCAAAAGATTACAGACAACTGGGAGGAGTTAGCTGAAAAACATAAAGAATATTTATCTGCTTATAACATTGAGTTTGATAACAACAATGAAGCAGCTTACATAACTGATAAAGCTAAAGAAGATCCATATGGTGAAGCCACTCAGATAGATAACTTCAAGAGAGCAAACGCTGCTGTGAAGCTATTACTATCTACAATACCTATTGTAAGAGAAGGTAAAATTGTGCATTCATCTATTAATGGTGCCACCTTACTTCCTACTAGTCAGGTGTTTATGGCTATTATGAACCAAACACATGATTCTAATAGCCCTGATGAAATGATTGAGGGTCTTCGCAAGCTAGCTGAAGATGATGAAAACTATCGCACTCTATATGAACGCATATCAAAGAGTTCATATAACATGGATACATTTGAGTTCACTGATTTGAAGAACAGACATGACCTTCAATTAGTTTCAGCTCTATGGAGAACTTTCAATAAGCAAAGTCCTATTGTAAAGAACTTATATATATTACCTAATGGAGAAGTACAAGTGGGTGATTCTAATTTTGCCACTGCTGCAAGACAACTTAATCAAGATTTCTTAAATGCTATTGTTGTTTCTGTAAAGAAACAAAATGGATACTTCCAGTATAGTAGTTTACAGAAAGCTTATATGCCTGTTGTAGATGCTAATGGTAAAGCTGTTATTTCTAAGTTTGATGTAGATACACTTGATGAGCAACTTAACTTCTTAAAGAAGTTTGGTATTATATTTAACAAAGCTGACTTATTAGAAATGTCAGGTGAGGATCAAGATGACTTCTCAGAATCAGTAAAGGGTATTAAGAAAAGCTTTACTGAGTTAAATAAGGTGGCTACCTTCTCTGGTAGTGTATTATCTATCAATGGTAGATTATTAAAACTAGCTAATATCAAAGCTAAGATAGATAACCCTGAATTTGATAGTGTATTCTACAATGTAAATGGAGATGCTACACAATCATTTATTGGTGTCAATGCTTTAAGTAAATTATCAGATGTTCTTTCTAAAGCACAGAATATCAATGACTTACGTGATACTCCATATTCATATTTACTTACAGATAACTTTGCTAAGAACTCAGTTATCCTAGGACAGATGTTTAATATTGCTGAAGGAGGTAATCGTATAAAAGGTACAGAAAAGTTAATGGAAGCTTCTTGGGCTGATGGTACATTAGACCAAGGTAATGGTAAAAAGAAACAATCTTCTAAGCTTACATATAAACAACGTTTAGTACAAGAGATTAATATGAACCTTGCTGGTTACTATTACAACCTTGTACCTGGTGATGCTTCTCTTGAGCACATGGTAAACATGGGCAACTTTATTTCTAAGGAATCAATCAGAGCAGGTTATAGTCAACCAGGTGGTGTACTAGATACATTCAGAGGATATTTATTCTCTGAGATTGAATTAGCTAGAGAGACTCGCCCATTCACTAGAAACACTAATGAGTTACGCTTCTTCAAGGACATCCTTGGTGAAGAGTTACATGATCAAGTTATGAGTGAAAATGGTGAAGTGCTTACACCACAAGAAGTGTATGATGCATTCACTGATGAGGATACAAATGTAAATGCAATAGATGAAGCCATCACTAAGTATATTGTTGAAAAGACAGCAGCATTCAAAAGAAGTCTTAGCAACTATGGTATCATTACCAAAGGAGAAGAGAAAGAAACTTGGTTTGTTGAAAACTTAGCGTTTGCTCAATCTGGCACCACTACAACAGAAAACTTAAATAGAGAACTTGAAATGTTGCAAATCAATTTCATGATTAACAACATTGAGTTACATAAATTATTATACTCAGATCCATATCAATATAAAGATGAGTTAAAGCGTATCAAGAGTTTCCTATCTCCACGTCAATCTATTATTTCTAATTCAGCAAGCATGAATGCTGCGTTGAATAATATTTGGAATGAAGGATTTGATGAAGGTGACATAGGACGTACAGACTTTACTCAAGACTATTTTAGAACAGCAACATATGCTGATGTCTTAGCAACTGGTGATCTTCCTGGCTATGAAGAAGAGGCTTGGGAAGAAACAGATGGTAGTGGTATTATCACTATGAAGGGCTATCGCAACTTTAGAATACGTGCAGGTGAGTGGAATGATAATGAGGAATTACAATACAAATTTGATATTGCTTATGAGAAGCTTGTTAAGTCTGGTGCAAATAAGGAAGAGATTGCTGAGTTTAATAAAAAGAACCCAAGTGTAAAGAGTGCATACACTCCTCTTAAACCTATTGTGTCTGGTAACAAAGCTAATGGTAGATCTTATAATGATATTGTATTAGATAAGTTTGCTCTTTATCCATTGAGTTTCAGAGTGTTACATCAACTTAATCCAGAATCAAATAGTATTAAGTTTTACAATAAAATGCAAGCTGAGAACATTGATTATACAGTGTTTAAGTCTGGTAGAAAGGTGGGAGCTGAAGAGCTTAACGAACCATATAATGAGAATGATCAATTCAATGAAGCTCCTTATGTAGGTATTGTTAATGTACCATTTGGTATCATGTCTATACAATCTGAGGTTCCATCTAAAGATGAGCCTGTTGTAACTAGAGGTAGTCAGATTACTAAGTTAGTCACTCTTGACTACATGGAAGCTGGTGTACCTGTTGACTTTGAACCAGGTGATAACTTTAATCAACGTCTTGATAAATGGAATGCTCTTAAGAATAAGTCTACCTATAATGATGGTAAAAACTTATACAATGAGATTAAGCATAACCAAGAGTTATTGGAAGCAATGATTGATAATGGTTATCAAAGCCTTCTTAAACAAATGGGAATCAAGGAGTTAAAGAATGGTAAGTTTAAGATTGCAGACTTCTCTAAAGCTGCTAACTTATTACGTAGAGAGATATTAAAGAGAGAAGTTAATGATAATGTGGCTGATGCGTTAGCTGGTTTCTTAGAAGGCAAAGTTGTTATTGAAGCAACTCCTGCCTACCAACAAATCAGAAACATCCTATATTCTATTGCAGATAGAGAGGTGATTACACCAAAGATATCTGGTGGTCAAAAGGTGCAGATTCCTTCTACATTCTTAGAAGAGAATAGAATTAAGTCTAAGGATGGTAAAGGATATACATCTAACGTTCTTAAGTTTTATACAAATAAAGAAGGTGAGCGTGTAGCTGAGGTGATGATAGGTAGATGGTTTGACAGCAATAAGACTGACGCAGAACTTCTTGATTATTTAAACAATACAGAAGAAGGACAAAAGATATTAAAAGGTGTGGCATATCGTATCCCTACACAGAAACAAAACTCTATTGATGCAATTGTGATTAAGCAATTCCTTCCTAGAGAGTTTGGTGACAGTGTTGTGATTCCTTCTGCCCTAGTTAAAAAAGCTGGTTCTGACTTTGACATTGATAAGTTATTCATCTACTTGAAGAATACTTATAAGGATGGTCTTGGCAACATCAAACTAGTTCCTTACTATGGTATTGGTGATGCTGCTAAAGAAAAGTTTGAAGACTTGTATGCTGATATATCTGAAAACAAGATTAAGATTACACAAGAAAGCAAAGTAAAACTTGGCAACTTACAAAACCTATTAAGTGATATTGCTCTTGGCGAAGCTTCTAGCAAGACTGCTGAGAAATGGATTCCTATACTTCAGAATATGTTTGGAGATAGTTTATCTGTTATTGAGATTGAAGATGCGTTGATGACTAAGTTGGAAGAGACAGGTAAAAAACTTGAAGACTTATATGACCTTGATTTACAGGCAGTTCTAATGGAAAAGTTTGTAGATAGAATGTACAAGAAGAGTCTTGAGAATGAGTATATCCAGTCAATGGAAAACTTAATTACAAGAGAAGAAAACTTTGCGTCATTAACTAAGCCTAACTCTGCAGACCAAATGAAAGGGTTGGCTAAAAAGATTACAAGAAAGCTTGGATTTGAATCATTTAACTATGACACTCCAGGCAATATGTTAGATAGAAACTTTATGTCTAGATTAAGACAAGCGTTTGTATCTGGTAAGTATGCAATTGGTATTGCTGCTGTTAACCAAACAAACCACTCTCTTAACCAAAGACAACCCATATATGTTGACACAGACAAACTAGCTATGTTAGATGATGCTGACAGAGCATGGATACGTGATGCTAAGATAAACTTCAAAGACTACAATAAGATAATGATAAACAACAAACCTGTTGCTACATTGTCTATGGTTAAGAATGCTAAAGGAGATAACATCTCTGATATCATTGGTCAGTTTATTGATGGCTACGTGGATATCTCTAAGGGTCCATGGATCATGGAACTAGGTGCCACTCCTAATACAGCTTCCACTTGGTTATTCTTAACTAAGCTTGGTGTGCCTATTGAGGATGTTTCCTATTTTATGAACCAACCAATCATACGTGATTACTTACGTAAGATTGAAAACTCTGGATACTCTTGGTTATTTATTGATGACTTTGTTAAAGAAATGAAACAAAGCCCTAAGTATAAGGTGGCTGATAACTATAACTTTAGTAAGATTACAACTATACCTTCTGCATCTAAGTTGTCTAGTTTAGTGGGTAATAACAACTTGAACCAAGATCAGAAAGCTGAACAACAGTTTATGTTGGATGAGTTCTTAAAATATGCTAGGATGGCTAATCAAATGTTCCTTGTCACTCAAGGATC